AAACTGTCATTTGTACTGGTTCCATAATGCAATAACCAATACCAGTTAGCGGTATAAATTCTGTTAAATGTTGCCGGTGGAGTATTAGTGTTAGTAGCTTCTATCTGCCATATATTACTGCTTGGAGTATCATATTCAAGACCACCTCCAGCATAACCATTGAAATTATATGTAGCAGGACTCGTTACAGAATGGCCGGTAACTAAAGATAAAACATTTGTAACGTCAGTGATATTAACGCTATTCGCCGCAGCGTGAGTTGGATCTGAAATTGTCCAAGTGAAGGTCTGTATTCCAGAAATAATTGCTCCAACTTCTTTGGTAGTTTGACCTGAAATTGCAAAAGCGGTAAATGTAGGGTGTATATAGGGTTTAAATGCCCTATTTATAGTGTCTACTGGAGTATCCCCTAATAAAGAACTTCCAGCGGGGATGCCGCCTATTCCAATAGTTGTCAAAGTCGCATCTGTATTTACAATTCCAGAGGTTCCCGCAGCTAATTTTTTTGTAATTCCCGAATTATCTACCACTGGAAATATATCGGTTGCCGATAATTTAGATCCATCGGCGGGCAATCCGGAAATCGGTAAGTCTTCACTTCCAGGCATAAAAATATCCTCAAATTAAAATTCGATAACCATTCTCTTGTAGTAAAAATCCGCCATTTTCTTGTAATAGAAATCCTTTAAACGGAGGTGGTGAACTCTTCTCTATTCCAAAAAACATTAAAATGTAAGTTGCTAAAATCATAGTATTATGCCAAAGGATCAGATCCAACTATTGATAAATTTTTTATTTTCATATTGGAATTGCTTGGAGCAGTTGAATCATAATTGTTTCCTGCTCTAAATAATCCTATTGAACTATCTCTAACTCCAGTTCCGATATTAGTAGAACCAAATTGCACTCCATCAATAAAAACAGAATTACTCCCTGCTGTTATATCGAAATGAACCCTGAAAATATAATCAGTGCCGCTTACAGGCACCCAAGTCCCAAGAGAACCAGATACAATTGTAGAATCAGTATCGTCTTTAATAGTTAATTCTAAATTACCAGTAGTGTTCTTATGCGTTAGTTGTATTAGATTAGTGGAATCTTCATCAGCTTTAGAAATAGAAATAAATGTCTGACCTGAAGTTGGTGATCCATCATAATTTGGCTTTACAGTAAATTGTATTGTTCCAATTTGCTGCTCATCTGCGTTATCCACTGCTGAGTAGTCAGCATAACTTCCATCATCAAACGATAAATTCAAATATCCATTAGTTATTACTGCGCTACCAACTGGCGCGCCTACTAAAGAACCTATGGCATAATCTGCATTTATAATCGCAGAATAAGAAACCTGAAATGTTGTATATAAAGCATAAGGCAAAGTCGGGTATCCGGTTGTGTAATTGTATGCTTCCACATCAGGTACGGTTAATAATGCGTAAATATTTTGATAGTGTTGATTATAATTTTGGATGCAGGCATAATACAATTCACTTATAGAAGCAGATATTGCTTTAAAATCATCTTTAGTTAAAGTTACAGGAGTTGCTGGATAAGAATTATCCATCATATAAAATCCAGCGGGAAGATCGCCGAAATAAGCAATTAAATCTCCAAAAGCCAGCAAATGCTTGCCCGCGGGTAAACCAGTTATTTCATTATCACTTGGAAATATATTTCCAGAATAAAGAACATTAACATCTATTCCAGAATAAAAAGAATTTATTGCCTGCGTTACGACTATATCTTGAATGTCTGTTAAATCACTCATGGAAATATCCTCAAATTACTAAAACTGTTATTAATTCACAATCTACATCACCAGCTGTTTTATCATTCTGATGTCCCATCGTATGAACTTTAAATCCTGAAACAGTGGGACTTAACTCTCTGGCTAAAATACTTCCATCACTTCCACCACTCGTCAGAACTTCCGTGGCAGATATAATTACTCCATAATTTGCATTAGACATGGGGGAAGTAAAGGTTATTTGAGAATATCCTCCCGCTACATAAGCGACTGAAGCTATTACTCCAGATACAGAATATTGCGTAAATCCACTACGAGTTTTATAAACAGCGGCACCTTTTATAAAGGAATTCACATAACTTTTAACATCTTGAGGGCGAAGATATGCTAATTGCGTTCCTCTTCCAAAGGTATTTGCATCACTCCAAATAGTATTCATTAGAAACCAAACAGAACCATTGAATATTACGTTATATCTATATGACTGTATGATTTCAGCCGCGCCCAATAAAACCCCCCCTGAATTATTTCCTACTTCTACTGGATAATATGTGCCATTAACGCCTAAAGTAATCGCGCCACTACTTGCGCCGCCGGTAATAACGTCTACATAAAAAGTTAATACGGTTCCATTTACCGGTATAATTGAAGCATCAATAATATTATAATTATTAGCAGAAGTTTCTAATGCAGCGCGTAATGTATATATTGAATTTTGTATCCCTACTTGTTGTGCATATCGGGCATCTGCAAATGCTTGAGTTATGTAACCAGAAAGCGCCGTAATAAAAGGTGCGCCAGGATACATAGTTATATTACCCGAGATTATCTGTGTCTCCCCGTAATTTACCGTAATTACCCACGCGCCAACAAAACCGGCATCGGGGGAAGGCGTAATTTGTGTTCCAATAGGTGCTTCTGTACCGGCCTTTATTTGAACAAGTGCTGTGTCTTGGCGTAATGTATTAACATTCGATGTGTAAGGGGTGTAAGGCGGTGAAGAATTTACAAAAGTTCTTGATGTAGGATTTGTATCAACTTCTTCAAACGCAACTTCAACTAAGTAGTTAATCGCATTACCACTTCCTACAGGGGCAGGTGTTGCAAACGTTGTGGGCGTTAAAATAATTCCTTGTTTTAAAATTTGTGTAGAATCTGGTGGCAATGTGCCCCATGAACTAGTATCAACGCTTGTATATTTATAAACTTCTCCATTAGCTACAGATACATTAAGTCCTGTAAGAGGAGTGCATGCAAAATTATTAATTACAGTTGAAGTGCCCCAAAGAGTTTCTGCCATCTTAGCCAAAGCTATATAAGCAGCCTTAGACGGAATTAATACATCTTGTCCTGATACTGCCGATTCAGCGGGAAATACTATTACTCTATCCATCTTAACACCCTCTATATTTGTTCAAATTTAACCCAACATACAGTACCAAATACCTTAAATAAATTTATTACTCGCAGAATAAGTTCTTGTGTCAAACTAATCTGCACATCGTCTGCATAGCAAAATGTATACTGCCCTCTAACTAAATCATACGCTCCTAATGAAGAATCCCAAGGTGAATAAGGCGCTGCAATCTCAGTAGCGCCTGACATATATACTATTATGAAACATTGATATGCTAAACTACCATCTCCACCACCCCACAATTCTCCATTATCCCAATAGGAAACATCCCATACAAAAGTCCCCTCTGGAAATGCGGATTCAATTATTAAAGGCTTATATCCTGTAATGAATTCTATAACGCTTTCCATAGCGGGTCTAGTTGCTTTTTCACGCAATAGGCAACTTAAAATTATAAGCCGAAATGAGTCATCGTCCTCATTCGTCTGTCTTACTATTGCGTCTCCAAAAAAATCTTCAGCAATAAGATCCAAGATGCTTCCCGTAGCGGTTTTTATCCTTAATTGCGGATTTACATATTGCTCCAAAGTATAAATCCATTGCAATATATTAGCGATTCCAGTAAGAGTCGTATCCAATACTAATGGGGTATCTCCAAACCAACTAGGGGGAAGATATGATCTTAACCTTCTTTCAATATTTTCAATGGAAATATCTGGTAAATTCATTATGGGTTATCCGCCAATATTGTCACTGTTTCCATAACTATCTTCTCTTTACTAGTTACTATCAAGTCGCTTGTGCCACCATTTAAAAATACACTGTGTACATTTACGATGACATTCGGCGAGACGGAATAACAAATGTACTCAATTTTACTGTAATAAAATGTCTCTCCAATCTGCAAAGAAGCTATGTAAGACTCTATAGCTTCCGCCACAGACAAAATCAAAGGTGCCGTATCTGTACCTATTGGCACGGTAATTGTTGCCGTAACAGTTACCTGAACAATTACAGGCCTATAAACTTCAAAAAATATAGTTAGTCCTCGCGTTGCATTTAATACATCATACGCTGCAGTCATCAAAGAATCTGGGGGATCTCCAGACCCATCATCAATAATTGCATAGAAATATCCAAGGCGTATCGCATCAGTATGATAGTCCATATTTTCTACTACATTATACTCGATATTCTCCTGCAATCCCGCCAAAGCTGCCTCTAATGCAATTAATGTTGCCTTAGATAACCCATTGATATAAAGGACAAATCTTAATTTAACCTCATCGTCCGTCTCTTCATCTGAACCATTATCAAAAGGAACTGTATTTGTTACAGTATCCACATAGATGATTGGATTAACAATCGTATCTATGGATCCTGATGCAACATTTCCTACAGAACCAATCGTATTACACTGAACCAGTACATTTATGCTAGAAGTTCCAGATGGTATAACATACGCGGACATTCCAGAAATATAATAAGGATTGGAACTATCGGCAATCGCAGAAAAAACCAATCCTGTAGTTGAAGACTTAAATTGCTGACCAATCAATATAACTGCTTGATTAGTATTAGAAAATCGCGATACCGTAACATTTCCAGTGGTGTGCACCGCTGGCAATCTAATTAAATCATAATCCGCAATAAAGGAATCAACATCGGGACTATAACTCGCTCCAGGGCCTCCGCACGTTGATAGTCGAGAAATTGCCAATAGCTTTACAATCTGCCCTTGCAACCACAAAGTAACCCCTGCTACGCTCTCAACCTCGGCCAATGTCACTGATCCTGGGGTAAGATTAATTACCTCCTGCAAATTAACTTTAGCCGCTGCTTGTATAGCAGTGGTCATTTGATTCACAATTTCCGCAAAAGTTTTTGTCTGCAATTCAGAGACGCCCATAAAATTAACCTATTAAGTTTGTAACGTAAAATTTAATGTCGAAAGTTGATCCTGTGCTAAATTAAAATACACAATAGTACATTCCAATTGCCCAATACTTTCAACTAAAGTTACTGTCGGAATTGGAGTTTTAGCTACGGAAGTTTCTAAATACATCTGTGAAATAATTAACTGTGTTATCTCTTGCAAAACTTCCGTATTCAATGCAACACCGACATATCTGCCCAAGCCGGCACCATAGTCCTGATGCCATAAATATTCACCGGGATTTGTCAATAATCGTCTCAAAATACGTTGATTAGTTTCATTTAACCCATCAACCATCTTGATGTCGTTATAATTATCTAGTGATAAGTCACTACTCCACTCATGAGCAATGTCCATACTTCACCTCAATTCACATTAGTATTAGCACTTAAATGATCGCTTGTTATTTGTTGCGTTGGGGGAGATCCAATATCTGGATGTGTATGATTATTAAACAAATCTTTAAACGTATCTATAATCACTTTCCTAAATATGTCATTTTTATTTCCAATAGAAATAGTAGACGACGAATACACATTAATCACTCCACTTTGATCTATCAAAACATCTCCGGAATTCACAGGAATAGACGGTTTACTCACTCCCCAAAATAAATTAACAACTCCACCATTTATATCACCATCAGAAAATAACACTTGGCACATATCCCCTACATTCGGGCCAATAAATATGTCACTGGAGGGTGATGCTATTTTAAGCCAACCGGTTACTACATCTTCCGGTACAGATGCAAATTTCACTCTAACCAAATAATTTTCGGGATCATAATTAAAAACAGTACCGCATTTAATATATATTCTGCTTCCCAAAACATTTTCAGCATGTTGCCTCATCAAATTTATAAATTTTTCAGTCATACGATACTCACTTCGCTTTCCGTAGAATGATTTTTAGCTTCAACATTCATACTACAATCACCTGTAAATTCAAGGTACCGCTCTATCTTCGATATAAAATAAATTTGATCTAATTTTGTGCTCGTACCAGACACCTTAATTGGATATACAATATCAAGAGTAACATCCAAGAATAAATCTGAACGGAAAACAATTTCATGCTCCGTTATCTGCTGCAAATAGGATTGTGCTAATTGTAGTGCCTGTTCTGGAGTTAGATTTGGTTTAGTGTATACATAATTCTGCACATCTTCCGGGCTATTCCGCCTTCTACTTTTTGTTGCTTTTCTTTTTACTGTATTTCCAGTGCTACTATTAAAACTTACAACTTCAACGCTTACATCGCGTGCAATAGATAAACATCTAGAAAATTTAGGATTTATTGCATTTGCTTTTATAGTCTGATTATTTGCATCAATAACAAATACTACACCATAATAATCATCGCCATTTACAGGCTTAGGTTGAAAATGCAACTCTCTACCTCGCACAAACAATAAAAAAGTTTCTTGTTTCGCTAAAAACGTAAGAATGTCCCACTCAGTTCGCTGAATCCCTGTAGCAACATATTCATTATTTAAAAATACTCCGATTGGAGTTGTAGTATCTGTAACAATGGGAGTTAAACCATGTTCTTTAGCAAATTGTATTGCTACTTGAGAACTCGTGCTATTAGGATAACGTTCTGTCGTTTTTGCGTCAATCAATAAAGCCGAATAGTCTCTTCCACTAACAATAATACTATTTGAAGAATACTCAAAATCTATGTTATCGACTCTACCATAAAAAATAGGAATAAACGTAAGTCCCCCATCCAAACTCAAATCAATTTCCACATCTATCTGAGTCTCATCTGTAAAATTATTCACACTCCATATATCTGAATTTCCATACATAGGAAGCGTCACTTTAAAAGTATCTGCATTATAATAATTGCAATTTTCTACTGTAAGGTTACTCCAAACAACTTTATTTTTATTAAAAATAACATTAGCTCTAGGCTTTGTAAAATTCGATGTGGCTGCGGGATCATTAATTATCATGTTATAAACTCTCCCTGTCTATCAATCCCATCCCATTGTGGAATAATCAAATTTTGAATGCCAACAATCTCAGGATCTATTAATTTATTTGCATCTGCAATTATTGTCCATTGCAAAGAATCCCCATAAAATTGCGCTGCCAATGCATATAAATTACCTGTTGAAACAGTAATAATTTGCGAATTAGTATTGCCATTTAATTGTTCGGTTATTATCTGCATCTTATTTAAAAGTGCTTGCATCACATAATAATTTGACAATAATAATATATTGTTGGCTTCTGTATTCAAATCCGTCATATATTAATCCCTGCTATTGAATTGTTAACAATAGTTTGACATGAAGATATTTGTGCTAAAAGCTGTTGCTGTATCTGACTTGACACAGAAGTATTTGGAAGCAATGATCCAATATCATTCTCTAATATCGCGAAAGCTTCCCATAAAGGGGGGTTATTAACTAATGTCTTTAAATCATAAAACTCAGTTATCAAATCCCACATCAAACCACTATAATCGGAAGGCAATAATGGTACATTGGGATTAGATAATTCTTCAACAATCAATAAAGTAATTGTGTAAGGAATTTGATACCGTTTTTGCAGAGTAGTTTTAAAACTCTTTATAACAACGGTATACGCCTTATCAAATATGGTAAAAGTTAATGGATCGCCATTAATGCGTAACATATCTACGTATTCTGCTCTACTATATGCGGTCAATCCAAAAAACAAACCACTGAAAGATATATCATCGTCATTTCTGCCGAGGGATTTAACAGATCGAACACCACCTAATGCCACATGCATAGATAGTTGCTGTTCACCGCTAAGAATATTTATTTCTTCCGGAATCTCATGTCCTGTAAATTCAAAATCTTCCAGTATTATCTTCGTGTCAGCCATATTATTGACCTCCAGAAGTAAGATTTCCAGCGGGGGCTGTACTTACTCCATAATTAACTTGCGAGCCCATGGACCACCCTTGTCTCAACATGTCTGTAGTGTAATGACCAAATACCGCATTTCCTACCTTTTTTCCGTCCAAAAATACATCGCCTTTAATCTTTCTCGCTGCTTGATATGCTTTATAAGAATCCATCGCACTAGAAGTAGGTTTCAATGATGTAGGCGTTACACCGACATCTTTAATCGTAACTCCGGCTGCAGCCGCCAAAAGATTTCCTCCGGGGATTGGAAGAAAAGCAAGAAGTTTATGAATATGATCTAAAAAATCAAAATTATTCCTCAAAAAATCATTTAATATGGTCAGCCCTGCAGTTAACCCTTGCAATATAGGTTGAATTCTTGTTAAACCTGGGGCACCTAAAGCAGCTCCTAAATTAACAAGTTGCGTCTTAAATCCTTTCCATGTAATATCAAAACTCTTTCTTGCATCCTCGCCCATCTGCTCTAAAGTTTTATTTTGAATTCTTTCATATAAACTAACATCCTTCAAAATCAATTCTCTCTTCACAACAGCTTGCATAAATGCCTGTTGCAAAATCTGTTGATTTGGAAACATCTTAGCAATATCAATTCCTATTTTAGCGCGTATCTTTTCGTCAGAAAAATCTGTTCCGTATTTCTTCTCTACGATTGGTGATAAGTATTTCCATGTCCACTCAATAAAATTTCCTGCCAACAATTCAGGATCTTTAATGCCTTTTTGATCCCACAATCCATATTGGGACAGCGCCATTTTCAACTGCTTATTAACTCCTCCAGCTTTCAATCCCCCAACTGCTCCGTACAATCGAGCCATTGCCTGCAGCATTGACCCAACGCCTTGACGACCGCCTCCCCCCCCCTGCGAGGTAATCCATTCTTGCATAAACGTTGGAAATTCCTGATATAGAAACTTATCACTTACTGCAAGACCACTTCCTCGCGCAAATTTCAATGTTGCTTGATATACCTCTGGTTTCACTCTTCCTGCTGTAACAGCCATTGATTTAGATATGCCAGTTAACATCGCAGTAAAACGCGCTGGATCCATTGACCTTCCTGTCAATTCCGCAACCTTCATTGCAGAAAGCGCCATTTCTCGTGCTTTAGAGGTATCCCCTGCAGTAGCCGATGCCGCAAATATCTGTGTCATCAACGCCATTTTAGGAAGAAATTGAGACGCTCTTTCCACACTTCCCATTGTGTATCGCAAATCTCCAAACATCTGCAAAGCTTCACTTGCCGATACAATTTGCACTTCCGCAGTAGTCTTCCATGCTGCTGCCTGAGCTTTAGCTATTTCGACATTCGTCAAGCCAGCCATATTCAACTGATTTACAGCGTGTAAATAATCAGTACCCGCGATAGTAGCTTCTTTAAATATACCGGCAGCAAGACGATAGCCTTCATACATCGCGAAGGTCTTCATCATTGTGCCTCTAATACCGGCCAATTGCGTATTTAATGCTCCAGCTTCTCGAGAGATGCCCAATAGCTTATTAGAGACGCCATCATAAAGAATGAATCTAACAAATGTATTAAAATATTCAGCCATCTCTATCCCTCAGTTTCAGAAACAGATGTAATTGGTGGTTGTGTAAAAATTCTTCCGAGAATTACCATTAGAGAAATTATTTTATCATGCTCTCGAAATAATGCTGTTTTTAATGCGGGGCGTGGAGGAATCTTACCTTTACCTTCTTCTTGAGCTTTTGCATACTCATCAGTTCCATATCCTACCTTATAACCAATGGACACATCTTTCTTTACGATACCACAATCAACTTTATAACCTACAGAATTTCGTAACTTACCTTCTCGGAGTAGTGGCTCATTCTCTGGATATCCCTTTGCCACACGGTCTGCTTTCGTAAAATCAGCTAATGGCGGCCATTCGGGCTGCTCATGGCCTATAAGTTCTTTTGTTTTATTTTTTACTGCCTTACCAACTTCTTTTAAAAATAATTTATCTAGCAGCTCTCTTTTTACAGCGGCGCGCATTAATACTATTGGAAATTCTCTAAAATCACACTCATTCATGCCCATTATTCTACCCTCTAATCGTCTTCCTTTACTTTTTCAAACCTCCATCCATTGAAATTAAATCTTTGTATTCCTTCAAACTCAACAAAAATTATTAGATACCCTGTAACCTCATCTTCGGATAAACTAAAGGCAACGTCAAACGGCACTCCATTCTTTACAAGAAATAACCGATCTCGCAATCCCTTGTCATCGGCTATTTTTTTATTTCTTGCTTTAACCTCTCTTCATCAATTGCCTGATCAAAATTCTCAGTACAACACTTTTCAATAGCTATTCGACCTTCGTCATCCAATATATTGAGCCACTTATCGATCTCCATTTCATTGTTAAGTGTTACTGGCACATTGTCCACGGATTTGACAAACATTACTTGCATAATTGAACCATAATACAATTGGTTAATTGTGCCATCTTCATTTAAAGCTTTTTTTCCTAGTGCTTTTGTAAAATTAGCTCTTTTCAACCAACTGGGGACCTTCACAACAATAATTCTTCCCAAAGAATCTGTAACCGAATATTCCTTTTGAGATCGTTTTATAATTGTTTGCGAAGGGGTTTCTACACTATCTGATGGGGTTGTCTTTAGTTTTACTGTCATTACGGAGTTACCTCTCTACGCGATGCCAATATTCCAACAGACCAACTAATCGTATCATTTCCCTTTAATGCACCAGTCTTAAATGCTTCCAACTGAACATCTGTGTAAATAACATCTGTCACACTGCCATCTGTTTCTCTAACAGTTACGTGATAGTACATTGGAGGAACAGGAGTTGCGTTAAAATAACAAGCTTCTAAAAGCTGCCATAAATCGTCCATATCTCGATTTTTTCTTTCTCCAGACATAGTTCCTGTATACCCCTCCATGAATACACAATGCTGTGGATTACCATTTACCGGTAATATTGTCTTGGTAGTTGTTTTTGCATCAAAATTCAATTCAGTAGTTTCCGGCATTGTGAAACTTTGACCAGTACCCACTACTACTAAATTTATCGTACAATCCTTACCAACGTTATACCCGCCTACACTTGTAGTCATAACACACCTCTTATCTTTTTAAAATTTTAACCAACGGTTTGAGTTGTAATCGATAATCCCGAACCATTCAAATTGATAATAAATTTCTTCACAATATTCATATATTGCACATTTACATCGCAATATAAATAATCCGCTGCAATACTAGTTGGACTATTATTAGTTAAATCACAAACAACTTGATATGCCTGAATCATTTTGTTTTTCACTAATTCCTGCAAAAATCCCGAAATTGTTGCCTTTACAGCTGCCCTAGTCGTATCAGAAGAAAGCATGGTTTGTGTCTGGCCAATAAAAATACCCATCGCAGAATTAAGAGTATACGCCAAATAATTAGTCATTCTGGTATAGCTATCATCACTTATCAAATTATTATTGCTCGTGTTGCAACCAATTCGAGCAGAAAAATAATTTCCACCTGGAGACGGATTCACAATTACATCAATTCCTGCTGTAGTTAATGTATCGAGATCGGCGCCAGAATATATTTTGCCATTAGTCAAGCCTTCTGTAGAAACAATACCAGAGATTGATTTATTTAAACTGCTTTGCTCAGGACTTAAATTCGCAATCCGACCTGCAATAAACGATTGCGGACTTATAAGGCGTGTTAAACCATTTGTTGTATCATTAAAATAACACCAATCTCCTAACATTATCTTAGCGTCGTAACTATTTATTCCTGCAGTATTTTTCAAACTAACTGCTGTAGCAATAGAATTATACTGCCCAGAAACATTTGTTAAAATCATATACGTTCCTTCACTTAATCCATACGCAGTTTGATTCGTCCATGTCGTACTATCATCCATGTCACAAATCATAGCCACACCACAACCGCTCCCTCTTAAGGAATACAATCCGGTTCTAGTGACGCCGTCTGTTCCCATAAAATTAGCTGAGGTTGGAGATGTGTTTCCATTCAACCCTCCTGTAAATGGCGAACTAACTAAAGCTGGAGATGACGTTGCTGTTCCAACAGTAGCACTTACAATTTGTGATTTAGCTCTTACATTTGGAATACCTGTATTTATTGCAGCTACCATATTTGTCCAAAATGCTAAACCCGTACCTCCAATATTATCGTAAACCTCAGGAACTGGAGTTGATGGCAATGCAATAGTCATTTTAAATGTTGGTGCCGCTAAAGTAGTATTCGATCCAGCGCTCATTGTGGCTACGATAGAATTTCCGGTTACACCAGTATACAAAGCAGTTAGAGTCATTCCCAATACAGGAACAACCTCACTATCCATAACACTTGCTGTGGCTGCCGCGTCAGTCGCATCAGTTATTCTTACACAACGCATGTTATTAGCGCCATTTATATACGCATTATAGACAGAAGATCCCATATCATGTTTAATTGGTAGTATAGGACCAAATGTCTGAACATAATCAGACATATTAGAAATAGTTACAGGAGCGTTTTTAGGACCCCAAGAGGCCAAACCAACGATTCCTAAAATATTAGTCGGCACCCCATTTATAGCTAAAACCGTAGGGGGAATTATATTGACATATAAATCAGGATGAATTAACGCATTCAGATTTGTACTACCATATTGAATCACTGGCATATTTTTTTCCTCTTCATTGTAAATTTTCTATAGCCTCTGCATCCAAAACAGAATATGCTGGAGCTGTTACCATAGTTGGATATTCTACATAATAATTAAGATCCCGCACATAACAATCATCTACTTCTAACGCATCTTGTTCCTTAGAAGAACAATAATAAATTCTTGCAAATGTATTATCCGGCAAAACAAATCTTTCTATATCACTTAAATAAGAATCTATTGTACTAGACAATAAACTTCTATCTGAAATAGCAGACGCCGTTTTTGCCGAAGTCCATACGCGAATCATGATTTCTCGCAATTGCCTCTTCACTTCTCTTGCCATTACACCGCCATTTCCAACCCTAACTACTAAACTAGTACAATTAGAAATAGTTACAACATTATTCACAGCCACGGCATTTGGAATCAATGCTGCAATATTTAATGCAATCGAATTCAAAGTATCATTTGCAAGTTCCGTATATGAATATGCTATTCCATTACATATTGTCATTATAACTTCACCTGTAGTTTTTGTACCACCAAAAGTTATAACATTTAAATTAACGGTTGTAGTTACAGTAGTCGGTTTCAATGAAAGCAATTGCCAAGGCTTTAAATAGCGAGTGGTGTTTCTTTCTACCATAGTGGGAAATATATTAATTACAGATTTCCCGGATAAAAGCCATGCATCTAAATCATTCTTGGTCGGCCACCCCGGCATTATATCCACATCTTTTCCCGTAATAGATGCTTGAGTTGTTCCATTTGGATATATCAAAGGGGAAATTATATCTTGCAATGTCGTTAAAACTTGACTTATGTCTGCCATGTCATACGCCTCGTTTCCTTATAGACAACCGCCAACCTAATTCTGTCAATTCATTGGTCGTAACAATATAATCCGTACCTGTCTGATCTGTTATAATATGCCCTGTTTTTATCTGCACACCCCCTAAAAAAGGAACAAAGCAAAAAAACATAGGCAGTTTAGCATCAGTGGGAAGTTTCGCTTCCGCCTCTTCTCCTTTACCCGCTGTTATAAATGAACACGGGCAATTCTGCATAAGAGTTATCACGTCATCTTTTGTATAGCCGCCATACTCTGTCGGCCCTTTTGACATGCTGATATTAGGTTCTGTAATTGTGATAACACGATCACATTTAATTCCTAATATTGGCAGTATTTCTTGTTTTGCTATAATAAAAAAAGTACTTGGTAAAATACTGTCAATAGTTGAATTCTCAACTAAATAATCACCTACATTAACAATTCTTCCATCGACGATTAATTGCCATACACTATTCCCATACGCATTTGCTTTCATATAATTCCAAGAGACATTTGCGGTCATAAGAACTGTACTAACGAAATTTCCAACTGCGATGGGAGTCAACCCTGTGGTAGATCTGTATACGTTATAAGGTGATCCTAATTCGCTAGCGGCTTTAGCATATCCTTTATATACCTTACCCTGAACTCGTGCGTAAGTTGTCATAATAATACTTGATCGGTTTTCGGATAATATGCTTGATATTCATCCATAAATGCATATGGACCACAATACGGAACTCCCATAAACTCACATAACTGCTTTCGACATAAAACAAATAACGCCCATTTATCACGGATTTCCTTTGGATTTCTTTCCCAAACAGCGGCTTTATTTGTATCTAAATCTACATAAGAACCGTACATGTCGGCTTCTATAGCAGTTAAATTTGCTAAAAATGTTGTTCTAACTAGTGCCTCTTCTGCAGAACTCAAACTATTCATTCTATATTCAAGCGATCCATACCAAGTGGTAAAACGAACACCAAATGCAGATGTATTCACATTTCCTATGAACGGATAGCCACAATACTTACGTATTAATACTTTTTCTGCGATAGTAAAAGGCATAAATCACTCAAAATGATACTGTTTTCCAGAATTCTTTATTAAATTTTGCAATCGCACATCTGTAATAATATCTCCGGGATGAAATGTATATTCAGACGTAAAAAACTTATCTACCTGATTAAACATTCTTACGGTTGCTACTTCATCTACTACCATAGAGGGAGAAGAAACTTTTTCCCCCTCATCGGTATAATCTAACATTTTCAATTTCCTTGCGGCCATATAAATTAATAAGAAGATTCTATAATGACGGCGCGTTTAAAGTATTTACCGTTAGACGTCGGAATGATTTGTGGAGTAGTTAAAATATCAGTTGGAGCAACATATCCACCGATCCAAGTCCAAGCTTGGGTTATGTTCATACCTAACATATCCAAAGCTCCGCGAATAATAAATGCAATGCCTTCATGCATTTCAATGTGGTGCAAATATTGTGCGTATTGATTTTGAACTGCAATTTCAGTGCCTTCAAATTCAGCCTCAATCAAACTATTAGCCCCACCAATAATTATACGATTAACATTTATTGTATCGCCTGCAAAATTTACTATTTGTTGCTGAATTGTTTCAGTTGTGAAGTTATAAATTGAACCCAATACCTTATCAAATAACGCTTGTTTTACTGTGGTAGAGGTTTCTAGAGTTGTGGCTGTCAAATACTTAAATTGATCAGATTTTAATAACTGATTCTGCGCACTATAATCCATATACAAATTATAAAATGCACCGTCAACTCTAGGTATGCGGTTATTCCTCAACATGTTTACGCCAGATACCAATTGATCAAAAGTTAAAGTATCAGTAGATGCCAATTGCATAAAATTCGTTTTGTTATTTGGACGAATTATAATAGGTGCATAATAATGACGAATACTTTTATAAATGGTGCCTTGCGCTACTGTAGCATTTGCCGAAAAAGTTATAGTTCCGGAAATACCACCATAAGCTGCTAAACTAGATGTATTTACAACATCAGGCGTAATTGCTACTGCATTAAGAGTTGTAAGATTTGTTCCATCTCCATCATCAAAATAGCATGGTAATGGGTAAGTAAGACTAATCGGCTGCATTATTCCAGTGACGCTATCATAGACTTTATCAAAACCACGGGCATCGTCTACAGCAACAGTATCCCCTGGAACTCCTAATGTAGCAGTAATCCAAGTGTTTCCAGAGGTATATGCTGAAAAAATAGCATTCCTAGCTAACCTCTCTCTTGATTGAGATGATTGAATACCTAAATTCTCTGCATCTGTCAAAAAGTTATTGACAATATTTACTTGGTTGTCTAATAAATTCAAAGGGGTGTAATCACCGTATTGATTTATAGTAACTGTAAACTGTTCAACTGCGGGTAAAAAGGAAGTCATGCCATTATCCAAATCAGCATTATGCGTAGGATCTAATGGAATAATATTCGGTGCTAAACGAGCCTTACGAGTTTTCGTTAATGTTTCGCCAATTCTCACTGGAAATTTTTCTTTAGAAGCAATTTCACGATAAGCGGTTTCACTTGTTAGGCCATCGTAGTAGGCCCTCTCTAACATATTTTGTTGAATAGTTTCTTGCAAATTCAACGGTAAATTATCTATTGGCATAAAAGTTTCTCAATAAAATTAAGATCTAAATTTTTCTACAAATCTCGATCTTTCTTTTTTAGCCTCACTCGGTGACAAACCCATTAATTTTTTTCTTCTCTCTTCATTTTCTGTAGTTTTACTTGCAGTGGCTGGAGGCGTTACGACACTAGAAGTCCCTACAGATTTTCTATCTGTGAAAAGATGTGGTTTTTGGGTCTTAACTGTAGCTAAAAATTCATCTACACCCAAAACATTTCCATTATCATCTAATTTTATCGCCGATTTATCTAAATTCGGAAGATCTAAAACATCAAGATCAATTATGCCCATCTGGGACGCTTTAGTTCGTAATTCTGTTCTAATAACTCGAGAGTTCGCTAGATTAACCATCGCCATTGCTTTTTCTACTTGCTCCTTCAAGGCTTTAGCTTCTAATCTTCTAGCTTTATTTTCTTCTCGAAGTTCTCGAATATGCTTCATTCCTTCATCATCAATTTTTTTAGATTCCTTACCACTTTCTCTGGTGCCTTCTTCTAAAGGCGAATCTGTTTTTCTTGAATCTGAAGTAGTTGTTCCTTCTATACTACTCATCTGAGTAGAGTCTTTATTTTCTTCTGTTGACATTATAGTACCTTTTTATCACCTTCTGGTAATGATTTATTTTGCTCTTGTGTTTCCATATTTGCATTTTCAACCTCAGACTTATCTTTAAGCTCAATATCAATTCGCTTAATTTCCTCTGCAGTATCATCAATATTATAATTTGATTCTATGCTTTTTACCGCCGTCTCTCTGCTAAGAAGTCCATTATTTACCAAATTAACCAGTGCAACGGATTCTTTTTGCAAATCGTCGGGAGTGTACGGAAACCAATTGCCCCAAACTAGTTCAATACTAGTATTCTTATCAAAGTCTTTACTTAAAAGCTCGTCTTCTAAGTAAATATCGTACTTACTAACCAACTTCAAAATCAATCTTAATAACTTACGTAAAGCGCCTTCTCCATAAGTCACACGTAACTTATCAGCCAACCAAACCAAAGCTTGGTTCATCATCTCCATTGCCTTACCAGATTGTGCTACGCTTAATTTCTGTGTCTCCATTCTATTACCATGCATCACTTCTAAACTGGATTCACGTTCCATTTTTGCAAAATCCATTAGCGTGGTAAGCCCATTTCCGGTTATTTCCAATAACTTAGCTTGAGCATCCTGAGGTAATAAAAGCACGTTTGATCTACTCTTATTAACCTGTGGAGGACTAGCCGTACCTCCTAGAGTACCACTGCTGCCGTCTCCGGCATCCATAATCTCATCAGACTGAATTGTTAATACTGGTTCGGCTGAATACTTTAATCCTCTATCTCCTTGAGATAACAGATAATCTTTGCAAATCATATTATCAATGCCTTCAGAAAATGTACACTGGCCGTCTATATTATTGTCACCACCGGGGAGATTCTGAATCCAGATGATGGGTACAAAACCTAAATCATGCGTGACACTTCTTTCTTTATCAATCGTCCATGTTGACTCATTATGAACATCGGAAATATCTAACTGTTTATCTTCAGAAATCCACAATTTTCCAGAAAGATGATCTTGGCGAATGGGAACAAAGTATGATTCATCTGTCCTATCCCATACACGGCGAAACCAGTAAACATCTCCTTTGTCCTGAAACTTCTCATCAAGCATATAACCTGATTTTTTCAAAGAAAATCCGTCCGTCTTGTACAACTCAATTATGCGTTTCAGATGCTTGCACTTATCATTCTCATACTCAGGCGTTAAAAAAATTGTCTTAAGCACTTTTATAAATAACTCGCAACCTTCCAGATCGTGATGCGGCAATACTCCAACTAATAGTGCCACGCTTCCTATAGATCCTTTAAAAGCGCAATCCAAAAACAGCTCATTAAATCCCATTTCCTTCATTACTTTTTCCAAAATAACCCTGGCTTTGGGACAAGAACATGTTATTTTCGGAAAATGACTCTCACTAAAAAGTAATGATGTACTATCATCAACTACCAACTTGCAAATATTATTTTTTATGCACGGCGCGCGTTTATGAAGCGGCACATACTCTTTTCCATTGCCTTGTTCGTGAAATTCTTTTTTTAAATCCTCATACGTACGATTAAATAAAATTCGATCATAAAAAGCCAAGTCGTAAGTCCTTTGCTCGAAAGCAATCGTACGATTGACTAATGCTTGAAATGCAATCGAATTTCGTATGGCACGTTTCATTTTTTATTTCTAGATTTGCCAGCCTTGTTGTAAGCAATAGCTACAGCTTGTTTAATTGCTTTAGCTTTGGATTTTGGCTTACTAGTTCCTATTTTTCCTTTTTGTTTATATGTCTTTACTAATTCCTTCACATTACTTGAAATAATTTTTTTGCTGCCGCCCCTTTTTAATGGCATACATCACCTCATTTCTTTTTATGGATTTTCTCATAATAAATCGACAACACATCATGCTGCACACGCTTATATGCTTTCTTTCCAAACTTTTTCTTCTCATCCTTATTAGCTTGTCTATGTGCAGTTAAATACTTATTTTTTTTCTTCTCTATACGAAATGCTTCATCCTCTTCATGAAAAACAACCTCTGGAATATCTTTTTTGGGAAGCTTTTTGTCAATCCAAATCTCATTCTTATTTCTAGGGTGTTTTCCAATCCATTTGACGTTTTCCTTAATGACAACTTTACGTTTGAAAGGTGATATTAATTTCATACCTTACAATCTTCCATAAAGAGGTGCTAATACCGCTTTAACTGTAACTGCATTGGCCTGCACAATTGAAAAATTTAACTTGATATATTGAGACCCAATTAAAAAGTAACCATAACTACGGCATTGACCTGCAACCACATTAACAGACACTAGCTCAGCTACTCCAACCCCTGTCTCAATGTTAGTATCATACCAATTCACACCATCATCTGATTCTTGAAACGTAACATCACAAGTTGTCCAATTACTTGGAAAGTACAATTTCAAAAGTGGAAACGATGCGGTTCTAATTACTGCAGACGACGCACCGGCAGACAAAATTATTTTCTGATTACCATCTGCTATTGTAGGATCTTCTCGAAACTCAGTAATTTTCATATCATATCTCTTTATTTACTTGCATAGTCAAACGTGGAAAACATAGCGGGCCTTCGATAGGTCAACTCAGCAAAAGCATAAACCAAACTATCTCCTTTATCTGGAGAGCGCCCTATCCTCTTAATAATATCTCCTTTATCCTCAATCTGCAATCCTTGCGGCGTGAATCGCCAATGGGGGGTGCATAAATCTCTTGTTAATTCTGCATCATCTGGAATCGCAATATTATTTCCGGTTTCTGGGTCTAATGCCTCACGTAATCTCCACCACCACTCAGCGCGTTTATTTCTGAAGTCAAATTGCTTGGTTTTGTCTTTCTCATGTGATCCACTATTACCAATTAAACCGATCACAGATGATTTTCGAGAACATGTTGATGCCAACAAAATAAGCTTACTATCTCGCACTTCAGCTATTCCTCCAAGTTTCACACAAAGCGCATCATAGACAGAAGCTCCAACACCAATGACGTCAATGTGAACAGGAGCGCCGTCTTTTCTATATCTTAATATTTCTGCCGCAACTTCTTGTCCGGAGGGGGAGTCTTTTCCTTTAATGACAATCTGTCTTGCACAATACCCGAACTCATGCAGCGGCGTAATCACAGTCTTATCCTTACCGCCTCTAGCCACGTCGACCCCTACAGAAACCATCCTGTAAATATTGCGCTTAGATTGCATATCGCGCCACCTGCCTTGTGCCATGATAACCCATTTTCTCGGTATAACCTGGTACTCGTGATCAATACTGCCAGCCTTAAAATCCCCATAAAGCAACTGTGATCTTAATGGTTCCGGCATGGCCTGTAAACGCGCTCTATAGTCCTCACCGTAATACTTGTTGTCTTCTAAGCGTGCGGGTATAAAAGTTCTGCTACGAGGTCTCAGGCGTTCCCCTTTGTACATAAAGGGCTCATCGCTCTCTACCTCTTGGTCTACTCCACCCACTGTTGTAAACCAACGTAACTCTCCAGGATTAGCGGGTTTAGGGTGCTGATCATCAAGCCATGGGGCCCAATACTTGATTACCCAGTCTCCCTGTCCGGAAGATGGCGGGTTACCCGTCACAATTATACGCGTTCTCTGGTTTGGCATCGTTGTTCTACACCACCCAATGAGAAATCGATATTGTTCCTCAAGAAAGTTGGTAATTTCGTCAAAAGCTTTCAAATCCGAAGCCCACCCCTGGTACTTAGTTTCATCTCCAGTGTTTTGACAATGGCAGAAGCGAATTAACTTGCCATCGCCCATAGACCACTCGTTATCATTTTTGTTGAATTTCCCTATTGATCTGAAAAGCGTATTGGATCTAGTTTTTAAATCTTTAAGCTCAACGTTAGTTCTGCGGAAAATCATAGAAACTATGTGGTGCATTTGTGCAACACCCAGAAGCAAGTCAGTCTTACCACCGCCGGCGGCGCCGCCGTAAAATAGCTCATCAGCCTGGTTTTGTATCGCCTGTAACTGACGAGCTTGTGGTATCCAGATTGCCGGCTTCTTCCCCTGTAATATCTCTAAAGTCTGCATCCGTGTACTCAGCGGTAGGGAGTTTAACACCTCTTCTTGCTGCTTCACTGATAGCTTCTCGAAGTAAGTTACCAATGAGTTGTTGCTCATCGCTTCCAATAAGTTTTTGTCCAGTGTCTTTTGTTTGGTTGTCATGTTTTAACCCAACTCCTAAAATTCTAGCTTCTTCCGCAATTGTTGTAACCACAAGGCGCAAAGATCCCTTTTCCCAGGCTTCTTTTCTAACCAACTGAAGTTCTCGGACCAAACGCTTTTGATGTTCTGCAATATCTTCGTAGTAGCACTCGCGCCACTCTTCTTCCGCTTCGTGAATGCAGTTGTTGATTGTAATTGCTGTAACCTTACCACCTTTAACGTTTGTAATTCCTTTCTCTAAGAGGATTGTAGCGATTTCTGCAGTGGTCTTGCCCTTTAATCGAAGTTCGGCAATTAACGCTTTGTGCTTAAACTCAGCCGTTTCCTTAAGGCGTTTAGGCATCTTATCGAATTTAAAGCCTACATGTTTCATTTTTTTTCGCCCCGCGACGTGCCAGATGGGGGATCTAACCAGAAATAGATACTAGTTTTGAAAATAACTGATAAACGCAATGCAGTTTCAGTGCTTATAGGCCTTTTATTGTGCAAAAGAGCAGAAACATGCTGCCGACAATAACCAAGGGCATCTGCCAAATCGCAAACCGATATACTTTCTGCATCAATTTTCTCTTGTAACCTTCTGCCAGTGCTCATTTTAACCTCTAGAAATGCTTCACGTGGAACATAGTAACATGCAAGAGACATTAATTCTAGGGATTTTTCCGGGGGACATTCATATTTTTAATTTTTACGCGTTATGTTGGAAACCCACGCGCGCACGCGCTAACAGTTCCCCTACCCCCAGTAACTACTATTACCGGGGTTATCAAACGCGCTAACGCTCAAATATCGAATTATATTAGATTAAGTGGTCAAATAGTCAAAACGTTAGCCTTTAATTGATTTTTATGTCTAGTATTGACGCGTTCGATTGTACAAATTAGTCGCCATAACCCCGGTAAACCCAATACAAGAGCTAAGTGATTGATTCTTAACGACTATATTTATCAAAATCCCCATTAAAAATTAAACACTTGAAGCCCGAAACATTTATGGGTAAAATTAATCTACCTAAAAAATCATACAAAACAATGCTTAAGAGCGATCTAAGAAAGCGCGGGCGAGTCAATATAAATAACTATCGAATCGAATACCAACGGCGCCACAAAAGATGGGCAGTAATCAATTATTTCACTTACGAAACTGTTGCAGTATATTTGCGGCGAGGGCAAGCGTATCAATACGCGTTAACGCATCTTGATCTAATAATTAACGCTCTGATGCAAAAAAGAATGCGCAAACAACTAAAAGCGACGAATATGGATCTAAATGTCATGGCTGAACATATTTACGGCGATAATCTGAAAAGCGCGTGCGAAGACTACCGCAAAAAGCATAAATACAAACGAAAATCCCAAAAATCTATAGAAAAAGAGATAAAAGATACAACAACAACATCAAACCTTACATAATCTTAAAATACAATTACAAAACCACAAAAATACCCGAAAACTAGACAAAAGAGTACATTTAAAAAAAAATGAGTCTAATCAACAACGTATCAACATTAAAAAAAGAAAACCCCGCCTCCAGAAGCCATTGTTGCAGAAAGCCAAAACGTATAAAAAACTGCTACAAAAAATGATACATAGCTAACGCGTTGATAAATAAAGGATTTTTCTTGTCTTGTAGCAATGTATCATTATTTATATATTTATATAT